ATAGGACCGCATTACGAGCTTGTCGCCCGTCGAGTCCGGCGGGACCTGGGTGAACGTGCGTGTCATGACGAATCAATCCTCCGCAATGACAAGAGAGCCAGCGGGGAATCGCGGCGTGATCAGATTGGAGACCGACAACGGCGAAACCAGAGCCCCCTTATACAGAATCTGCCCGGTCGCCACCACCGACACGCTGACATGCGTGATGGTGTTCGACCCCCCGGTGCATTCGGGGAACGCAATCTCGTTGGTATTCTTCATCGCCGGACCGTTGGCGTCGGCAGAATAGGGGCTCGTTGCCGCGCAGTTGGTCCATCCAGAGGAACTGCGCGCTACCGTCACCGACGTATACCCCGTGTAGTTGGCGGCGTTTGTGGTCGCAGTCCCCGCCTCACCAGGATCGGCGGTATGGAGGTTGACCTGGAGGTTCGTTCCATACGAAGGCATCGCCACGTTGTTGAAGATGAACTTGACGATATCGTTCTCGGTCACGTTGCCCTTGCTCATGTCTCACCACCCCGAAGGAAAGTAGCTGTTGCCGGAACCGCCGGAAGGCACGTTTGCCCATTCAGTCGCGTAGTCGGCGGCACTCGCTTTGCGCAGAAACTGCCCGGTATCACCCCCCGGCGGAACACCCTCTCCAGGGAGGCCGGTGGGACCGGGAGGGCCGGGGGGACCAGGGGGACCGCGAGGACCGGGGATGCTCACGGCCCCACCCGACAAGTCCGCCCCGGCCAGGACTTCGGCCAACCGCTGCTCCGTCACGGCCGCATCGGCGGGCCGCCCGCGCGCACCAAGCAGCACTTCGACCGCCTCGATGGTTGCACGCAACGACGCCAGTATCGAGCCCGGACTCGAAGTGGGGCGGGGAATCGCTGGTTGGGTCATACCGTCCTGAGCTCCTTGCCGTTCTCAGCCAGGGCGATCGACAGGACCGGCACGCGGGTCTTGATCTGGACCTGCCAGAGATCGCTCTTGAAGCCAGAAGAAAGACGATACATCTGCCCGTCCTGCACCGGCCCCTGCCACACGAGATTCCCGTTGGCGTAGACGAACACGAACGTGCCAACTCCGGGCGGAAGACTACTCAGAACAGGCACGGGGTTCAACCCAAACCAGTAGGGGAACCCGACCGCACCTGGGTTGCCGGGTGGGGGCGTTCCGTTTTCAGGAGCCCCGTTGATCACCGTTGTGTTGAACAGCGTGTAGTTGAAGATGCACGCTTGGTCGAGCCACGGTCCGCCCGTGGGGGGTGATTCTTCTTCAATGGGTAAATCGCTGATATACCCGATATCGAACGTCGTATCCGTCCGCACCTTCAATGCGCCAAAATTGATCGGAATTGGAACTTCATACTCGCGCGACAACCAATCCGCGACACCAAACACCGCACGCGGGTTACCCCATTGATACACGGAGTTGTCGACCATGAAGTGAACTTCGCCCGTATACGAATCCGTCCATACGGACTCGATTTCGGGAAGGTTCACCAGATCGACAAGACCAATCTCACGATTCGCAAGATCAAGCTGATAGCCACGCCCTTGTGTGCGAATCGCCAAAAGCTGACCATCAAAAAGCGTTCCTCCAACGAAGTCTGTGACGTATTGCCGCTGCCACTCCTCCTGCCCGATTATGTTCTCCGTTACGTTGACCATGCCTCCCGGAGAAACAAGAATCAGCCCTGTAGCGCCAACGTAGAACACTCCCTGGGGGGTCGGAATGGCACCATTCGGACTGGCGCAAGGCTCAACGATTTCAGTTGATTCCTGACTGATGTTGCTGGGCGAATTGCCAGTGATCAGCACCGGGCTGACTGTGGTCAGCGCGACAAACGTCTGGCCGAAAACGGACCCCGCGACAATCTCGTTGGCGACAGCGGTGATGTATTCGGCAGGCCACGCATGCGGGCGGTAGGGCTCGCTGAAAAACACGTCCTTGCCACGCCATGCGATGAAGAACCCGTTCGGCATCGCGGTGAACCCCTCGAACTCCTCAGGCTCACGCCACGAGGCGCTGGGCAGAATCAAGGATTCTGCCGCGACTTCCGAATCAGGGCGCGTATCGCTATAGCTTGTGGTGGCGACAGGCACATCAGCGACACGGAAAAACTGCGTGCCTAGCTGTCCCGTAAGGGTGCGGTAGATGCGGAAATGGGCAATCCCCCGAACAGTGGCATCCACTCCCGGCGGCAATGCAAGCCCGCTGATCGCCCAGGTGCCCGTGATGTTGCCCGACGCAAGGGTGGCTGGCGACGGCTGCCCTTCCTCACCGAAAATGTTGACGAGCGTGTAGGCATACGACCTCGTAACAACGGGAACATCACCCCCCGTGACGTTAACAGTGGGTGCAGCCTGCGGCTCGGGAACGCCAAGCAGATATGGCGGGTCACCGTTCTTGATGCGTGCCAGAGTGTTCTGAACCAGCCGCTGGGGCGAACCAGGACCGTTGTTGTCCAGCCAGATGAACCGCCGGAACGCATCATTCACCAGCGGATTCCGATATATGGCCGCGAATCGCGACACGAACGGCATCCACACCGGCGTTTGCGGTGCGTTCGGATCAGGAATCCGCACGGCACGGCGGTAGACTGCAGGCCCCGCGAACTGGTGCAGGTGAACCGGGGAACGGATCGGCCGCAACTCGCCGGACTTCAAGTAGGCGTTCGTCACAACCTGAGCCATCATCTCAGGCAGCAGCCGCCGCGAAATCAGTGGCGCGGAACCACCGAACCGACTGATTTTCATCGCGACCATGACGACTACCTCTTCTTCTTGCTCACTCGGAACCTTCTCACTCTATCTTCGCCTTCCAGCGTTCCTGGCGAAGGTCAATCGGACCATGGGGCTTCGGTCAGGTCAGGACGAGTTAAACAGCAGGCGTTTCAACTCGGAAGCAAAATACGTCACGACTGCAGCCACTAAAGAAGAGACTGCGATAATCCTGGTCTTCCACGCTTCCAGCACAGTTACCCGATTCGCCAATCCGGAAATGTGCTGGGTGTGCGCTTCGATCCGGGCAAGGCGCTCCCGAATCTCCCCCAGGTCCTTGTGGGTAACGAGATTATCGCTCATGACTCACCCTAGGGGCAGACAGCCCGGTTGAACGCGCGATCGGCAGCCATCGCTTGCATCATGCGCTGGAGCGCCGGGACAGGGTAGGTGGTCAACTCGTCAGCGGCCTGCCGCTGGAGCTCGGGTGGAAACTCCGTGACACGCGGGCACGGGCGGTTGATGACCGGCGGCGAGGCGCACGCTGCCAACAGCGCAACCAAACCCAGGACGGCTCGCATCCTCACATCCCTCCTCGTCGCAACACGTTCACCACGTCCTCCTGCTGCGCCTTGCGCTCAGCATCCTCGGCCCGCGAACGGGTCTGCTGCTCCTGGCGCGCAGCCTCGACCTGTGCGGCGGTGCGTCCGGCGCGGCGGCCGCTCAGCCATACGGTGGTCACGGCGGCGAGCACGGCACCGGCGGCTGCGAGGTAGCCCCACAGCCGGGAGAACAGCATCCCGATCATACCCGCCTCATCCTCAGCCAAGCGGAGCCCACCCAGGCGGCCGCCACAAGCGCCACCAGCCCGGTCCCGATCAACCCAAGGCTCACCCAGCGGTCCAGCCCGGCAAACGCGCTGATGATCGACGGCAGCGCGGCAGCGGCAGGCGCTATGGTGGCGGCAACGCCGGTGGCAGTCTTCACCGTAGTGGTCTGCTGCGCCTCCGCCATCGTCAACGCCGGACGTTCCGCCCGCGCCAGCGCGGCCTCTTCAATCTCGCGCACACGGCGCGTCCAGCCGCGCCCGAAGGCGTCCCAATGCGACCGTGAGCGCAGATGGGTCAACCGCCGTTCACAGATTCCGCGAATCACCTCGTGGGCGTTGGCACGCTGCGCAGCGGCAATGGTCTGGCGGCCGATCGCGCCATCCACAGTCACGCCGAGCACCGTCTGCAGGTCACGCGACGCGCGGCCAACGCCGCCGTGCACGGCCCAATCGAACACGGCCAGATCGATCCCCGGCGGGAGGTCGTCACCGCGAATGGGGTTCCAGTAGCGCGCGAGATAGATTTCCTTGGCCTCGGCCTCGGTCATGTCGCGCACGGCCTCGGCGGTCAGGCTGTCATCGCCGCGCCAGTCGCGCAGCGTGCGCAGCGTGATGCCGAAGTTGGTGGCCCCGCCGGGGTCACTGGGATGGTTCACATAGCCACCCTCATACTTCAACACGATCGCAACGCATTCGGCGAAACGTCGGTTCTCGCTCATGGCTCACTCCTGGTCATAGCTGGGCCGCTGTGCGGAACAAGTCATCCACCTGTTCGCTCGTCGCGACGCCATTTGTGATCAACGCTTGTATCAGTGGATCATTGCGTTCAACTCGCGTCATCGTCGCCCATGTGATGCGCGCCGCCGTCTGCTGCGCTGGTGGCAACGTGGAGAAAAACGCATCGATCAGAACGGGCACTTCGCCTGTCTTGGCCGCTGCGAGCGCCTCGCCCGTATCGATCAGCCCGGCAGCCGCCAGCGCGATCAGAAGCTGCCGCCGCGTGATGACGCTCGGCACGGGCGGCGGGGCGTTGCGCAGCGCCTCGATCTCGGCGATCTCGGCGGCAGTCGCGTCGCGGACAACGGTTTCACCCGTTGCTGCGTTGATGGATTGGATTTTGATATCGGTCATGGCTTGAGCCCCAGCACGACGACACGGCCGACGTTGTTTTGAAAAGCGACAGGTGCAATGATCCGGAAACCATTTGTCCAGCCAGTTCCGCCGTTCACGAAACACGAGGCGCGAAAGTTAGAGATATCGCCGTTTGCGTTATCCCTATACTGGACATGCGCATGGATGAGCACGTCGCCAGCCGACTGCGGCTGCACGATACCGAGGGCGATCATCAGAGGGTTGTTGTTTACCCCGTTGAGTGTCAGTCCTAGCTGCGACCCGTTGTTGTCGGTGGCGATGGTCATGGTTGTGCTCGCGGCCGTCTCTCGGACGAAGAAATATCCGGTAGTCACCAACGAGCCGTTACGGAACAATCTTCCTGCCATGTTACTCGACGAAGCTGACGAGAGGCGCGCGCCAAGCAACATCACTGTGATCTGTCTGTAGTCCTGCAGGCTGAATCCGGTCAGGTCGATGATGGTGCTGTTGGTGACAGCAGCATCAGCAAGCCTAACCCACACATCCCCCGCGTCCACGTAGCCTTTGCGGGTCGCGTGGTTCGGATTGCTCGGGTCGGAAGCGGGCAGCGTCAGCGGCGCTTCCAGTGTCATCGCGCCCGACGCGCGGTTGATGACCACCGGTGCGCCGAGCTGCGTGCCGCTGTTATCATACCGCCGAACGACAAGATTGCTGCCTGCGTTGCCGCCGCCTTCGGTGCCCGCATCGCCAAGCTCGACCGCCCAGCGGTTGGACCCGGCGGTCCGGCCGAGCACCAGCGCCGCCTGTCCGCTGGCCGTTTTGTTCAGGATCAGCCCTGGAGTGGCCTTGGCGACGGTTACGTCGCCGCTGAACGTCGCGCCCGTCAGCAATGCGCGATTCGCCAATTCTGCGTCTACTTGTTCCTGTTGCGCAAGAGCATTTAAACATCCTGCCGTAATCCGCATGGTGACCGAAGAATCTGCCGCCCAAGGTTGCGCCAGCGTGCCTTCGCGAGCGCGAACAACCGTCATCATATCGTTCGACCGGGCGGTGCAATGCATGATCTCGAACGCTGCACCGTTCTGCACGGTGATGATGAAATACTGCCCCGGCCCAGGATTCGGAAACCGCGAGCCCTCTCCAGGCTTCACTACAATCGCGGTATCCGTGATGTGAGCCCCGGACGCCAGCGTGGAGACAGCGTTGTTGCGGAACAGGATGCTCATCGGCCGAACCTCGGAAACCGCCACGCCGCCAAACGTGTGCTGCGATCGCTACGCACCAACGCGGCACACTCGGCAACGGCGGAGTTGAAGCTACGAAGGTTGAAGAGCGCCCTGCCAGCGTCCGTCCAGGGCTTCTCCGGCATCGCGTGGAGACGAGCACGCAACCCATACAGAATCATCTCGTAGTGGGGCTCGACCTCCTCCGGGAGCGGTGCTTCGGAGAGAACGTCGATGGACAGAACCAGCTTGACGCGAAAGGTCTGGGCATCGGTCGGGGTAGGGCTGACCGCGATCGTGTTCGCCGTCGAAAGCCCGACTCTACGAATCGGGCCGCTATCCAGATCGTCAGACACCCCCAGCGGAAGGAACCCGCCGTCACGGCCGTCCACCACCATGCGCGCCCACAGAATCTCCGTGGCAATGACGCCCGCCGCAAGCCCCAACGGGTAGAATCGCTCTCCGGGGGTCGTGGTGATCGTCACGACGCGCTGCCACAGTTTGGTGCGGCGGAGCGCATCATACACCACCCAACGCAGATTCCTCTCGACGAATGACGCCTCGATACCGGGCATCTCCGTCAGGATGCTGGTGATGATGTTCTCGCGGAACGGGGTGGTGCTCATTTCGGATTGCCCCGCAGCGCCACACCATAGGCCGTGACCATCGTGATCGCCCGGCCGTTGGTGGTGAACTCGTCATCGCGAAGCTCGGCACGCCCGACAACGTAATTGAGCAGCGGACCGAAATACTGCTCAGGCATCAGCACCTGCGCGTCCATCGTGGTCTCGGTATACTGCGGCATCGGCTGTGCCAACGTGTCGGCGAACAGGTCAGGGCGCACGCGGCGGGCTTCGCGGAGCCCTTCGGTCACCAACCGCGCCAACTGACCGTCAGTGTAACGAAAGGGCGAAACTTCGTCCTGGAGAAGAACCCTGGCCTGCGTAACCAGTTGCTGGACTGTGAAGGCCATGACCCACCCCCATTCGGACTCTCAGAGCGAAAGAATCATGCTGAGGGGTGCTGACCCTCGCCCGCAGGATCAGCACCCCCCACACCATCACCCCGTCAATCAGGGGTTACCGGCGTTCGGATCGGGCTTGGCATACAGTTGCGCATAGGCAGTCGGGTCAATGACCTGACGGCCATAGACCTGGAGCCCGCGCAAGAGATCGGAGAAGGACCGCTCGGAGCGGATCACCTCCACACGCGACATCTGGCTGGCGAACGTCAGCGCGTTCTTGTGCCCAGCGTAGATGTATGTCGCCCCATCGGCATCGTTGCCGCCGACCCCATCGGTAGTCGAAGTGGGGAGCAGGTTCGACGTGTAGAGAGTGAACCGGTCAATGGTGCCAAGCCGCCCATTGCGAACCACAGAGACCGAATCGCCGGTGAGCGATGCGTCACGGAGGTCCGACCGCTTGAGCAGCGACGCCATCCAGGCAGGCATGACGATCCAGCGCCCCGTCTCCGGGATGTTCTGTTCGTCCAAAACCTGCCCCAGAAGAACGATGTAATCGATCACGTTCGTCCGCGTGACGGTGACAGGCGTGCCAGCAATCCCGAGGTTGATGTTGCTCGAGATACGCCCGGCACCCGTCCCACGGTTCTTGGTCGCAGCCTTGTTGACGAGGAACCTGAGAACATCAGTGTCGATGGAGATTTTCATCTGCTCGGAGGCATCCTCCGTCCAGATGTTCATCAAGTTCACATCGGCCTGATGGGCCATCACGTCATCGATGGCGACATGGAAGTAGCGGCCCTGGTCGATGGGCATCTCGACGATGGCGGCACCGGGGCGCTCGATGATCAGGTCCTGATTCGCCTGATAATCACGAATCGTGATCGTCGGGCGAACGCGCATCTTCACACGGTCGCCCTGGTTCCGAATCTCGCCCTCATACTGCGTGTTCGAGATCGCCGCGAGCACCGTCGCGTCGTAAAATTTCTCGATCAACTTCGTGGACCAGATTTCCGGAATGAACGTCCCGGAATAGGCAGGCGACGGGTTGGGGCCTGACCACGGAGTCGCTGAAACGGGAAACGTCATCGGGATTGCCTCCTAGCTGGCAGACGACCGCGACGATGGTGTTCCCACGTCCAGCGGTCAGTTGGGGGTTACACGGCCTTCTCGCTGCGCAGCGGCAATCTCAGCTTCGATCGCGCTGCGCTGTTCCCTGGTCCCACGGAACGTGCCGTTGGCCAGAGCGCGGTAGAACGCCTTGATCTCGGAAACGGGCCATAGCTTCCGTTGATTCCCGTTGGGATCGGGAACCGGCGCAGCGCGGGAAGCGGGCGGTGCGGCGAAGGCTTCGAGCCCGGAGGCAGATTGCGAAACGGGGGCGGTGCGCGCCGTGCCCGATTCCGCCACTTGCGCCGAAGCGTCGGAACCCCGCGACTCCGAAGCGTTCCGATGGCCCAGATACGCTTTGAAGAACGCTGCGGTGCGCTCAACATCAAGAACTGATGTTGCGTTGTCAAGAGCTTCCTGCCGGACACGGCCAAGGAAGGGGTCGTATTCCTGCAGCCATGCATGGAATCCGGGGTCAGTATCGAGCTCCTTGGCCTCCGGCACCCGCGCAAGAAGGTCCGCAAAGAAGCGCCGCTTGCGATTGGCCGCAGTATCCTGAATGAGTGATTCGACAACCGAAGCCAAATCCGCCAGCCGCTTTTCATACGGTGCCAGCGCAACAGCGACGTATTCCTTGACAAGCGGCATGGTTTTACGCGCAGCCGCAAGAAGAAGATCGGCACCGAACAACGACTCCTCTTCTTCGGTGACGGGCTCGATATTGAACTTGGCCTGCGCCTGCGCTTGCTCAAGTTCCTGCAGCTTCTGTTCAAGCTCTCTCTTGGCCGACTCCAACGCCTTGCGCTGCTCACGCTCGCGCGGAAGCTCCGCCTCGAACCTGCCCTTCCATGTCCGGCTCTCCTGTTCAGCACGAGCAAGCCGCTCACGGAGCTCCGCGATCTGGACCTCCAGATCGGACGCGGATGGCTGGGGCGCAGGGGGTTCGGAAGCAGGCGGTTGGAGCGTTTCAGCCTGCGGCGCAGGGGGCAATGCAGGCGGTTGGGGCGCGAAAGGCTGCGGCTGGTCGGGGGCAGCGCCCTCAGGGGGCTGTTGCGGGGCGTTCTGCGAAAAATCAGCGGGCGGCGTCTCCGACACCACCATCTCAACAGGCGGGCGCGCCTTCTCGGCAGGCTGCGCAGGAGGCTGCGCGGGGACCTGCTTGGCCTTCTGCGCCTCCGCAGCAATCGCCGCGATCATGGCATCCGCCCTGCGGCTGGCCTCACGGATAGCCGTAGGCGTCGTGTCGATATCGGACATTCACATCTCCATCAGTTAGGATTCATACGTCTTTGCGCGGCGGAACCGCCGCCCGCGCGGCCATCACAGTGGTTTCGGCGTTCTCGATGCGGTTGATCAGCGTGCGGTAGGCATAGGCGATTCCCTGCAACTTTTGAATCGAATCCTGCTCCGCCCCCAGAAGCGCGGTGATCGACGACAGTTCGAGCTTGCGAAGCTCGGACAGGAACCCGTCGAATGCTCCCCCGGCGAACCTCTTCACATCCAAGACGGCGGTTTCGAGTCCATAGGCGGCCATCGCCGGGTTCCTGTCCTTGCTCATCGGAAGTCAGGCCTTCTTGGGCATCTTCTTCTGCGGATTCATCCCGCCCGTGGCATTCCCAGGGGCAACGCCGGTCTT